TAGTTTACTTTGTTGGGAATTAAAAGCCCATCCAAACCATGATATTCCTAAAATGGGATTAGTTGACAGGGTTATTGCTACTTGGAATAATCTCACCGTGCGTAAGTATGCGGGAAGCTATTTCTATGCTATCAATGGTAAAACTGACACGTTTGATGAGGTAGATTGTCTTAAGGCCTATCGCGAAATCCCAGAAGTAAACGCTCCAATCAATTTAAAGTCAAAAGCCTTTTCTAACCTTAAACTAAAAGAGGTTGATAAAGACGGGCAAGAGATCAAGACACCGGAAGGACAGGCACTAATCAAAAGGCTTCAAGAGCCTAACTGGTTTCAGCAGGGCAAAGAGTTTCTAATTCACACTAAGGTATTACGTGAAACCTTTGGCAATGAGTACATCTACAAGACCACGCCAATAGGGTTCGATCCTAAAATAGATCGGGTAAAGGCTTTGTATAGCATCCCCGCAAACATTGTAAAATCTAAGTACGACAATTCAGTCCCGTTCTTTTACCACGCGGAGAGGCCGGAAGTAATATACAAAATCAAACAGGACAATAAGCCTGACTTGGAAATTGACAGTAAATACGTTATCCACTTTAATGATAACAGATCGGTAATCGAAAACGCTACCGACAAAAATCTATTGAATGGTGAAAGTAAATTATCTGCTTTGGCGTGTGTGATAAACAACATCCGCATGGCCTACGAGAGCCGGGGCATCATTCTAAAATACCGAGGCGCAAACGGGGCGTGGACTAATGCTGGCAAGGACGGAATCGGTAACGCTGGATTTATTGACCCAGATGAAGTAGATAAATTTCAAAGAGCGTTCAAAAAGTATGGCACAATGAAAGGCCAACATCAAACCATTGTGACTTCAATGCCATTGGTTTGGAATCAGGCAGGGGTTAACAATCCAAAGAACCTTGGACTATACGAGGAAACCTTAGAGGGCTTTAATAAAATCATTGACTCGCTCGGTGTGCCTCCTGAAATGTTCGTTCGCGCTCAAGGCAGTACTTACGAAAATCAGAAGCAAGCGGAGAAAGGATTTTATATACGCACTATCATTCCAGAAGCTAATGAGTGGGCAATGGGTATCGCTTCTGAATTTATCGACACGTCAAAGAGTTCGATTATTGCCGACTATTTCCATTTGCCAGTATTCGATGAAGATTTAAAAATGTTGTCTGACTCAAAGATGGCAAAGGTCAACTACCTGTCTAAACTTTTACAGGATCAGCAAATCACAAACGAGGAATATAGGCAAGAGCTTCAAAAGATTGGCATAGGTGACGGAAAGGAAATTGAAAAGGAAGAAGAAGATAACTCGACAGATTCAACTGAAATAGAAACAGAAGACGAAACAGAAGATTAATATGGCAAAGAAAAAACAACAACCAAAGTCACCAGAAGCAAAGAAGGAATTTTCCTCTTTGCCAAAGTCATACATCGACAGACTTAATCGTGCTATCGAAAACCGTAAACAAAGAAAAGATGCAGCCAAAGCTAACGCCAAAGCAGGTCAAGGACTTGAAGGACAAGAGGGATAAAATTATTTCTAACAATCAAATTGTAAAGAAATGAAAAAGGACTTTTACGAATCGCTTTTACAGGAAAAGGAATTTCGTATGACCACGCAGAAACGAAAGTTTACTGATGCCTTTACGTGCGATATTTTTAAACCGGAAGAAGCCGTAACCAAAGGAAAGTTCCTTTACGAAAACGATGAGACTAAAGGCATCCTAAAGCGAACCATTGTCGCCAACACTTACAATTACATGGACTCGCACGATGACGTGCATCTTGCTGGCATATTCTCAAAGTCTATTCAGGAGCGCGGCAACCGCATCCCACACCTACACGATCATAAGTTTGAGCTTGGAGCCAAAGTAGGACGGGCGTTATCGTTTACCGAAGCCCATATGAAGTGGAGGGCTTTAGGTCATGCGAAAAACGGGGACACCATTGCGCTATTGATGGAAAGCCAGATTGAGCAGAAACTAAATCCCGGAATATATGACGAGTACAAAGCGGATGCCATCGATCAGCACTCGGTCGGGATGCTTTACGTCAAGGTAGACGTTGCAATCAATGACGAGAACTACAAACAAGAATACGCCACATGGGAGGAAGTCTACCCATTACTAGGCAATAAAGACAGAGCAGACGCAAAGGGATACTTCTTTGCAGTGAGGGAGGCGAAGTTGATTGAAGTCTCTGCCGTATTGCTTGGATCAAACGAACTTACACCAACATTGAACAATAAAATCCAGCCGGATATTTCCACTGGTAAGGACAAAGAGCCGATCAAAGCCACTCTTAACGTCAGCAAGTTGATAAGTATTTATTCACAAAACCTTAAAAATTGAAAAGATGGAAATCGAAATGAAAGAATTTCAAGACCTATTTGAGAAAATAGGAAAAGAGAACGGGGCAAAGATTGAAAGCTCTGTAAAAGATGCTGTGAGCGAGGCCACAAAAGGATTGCTTACCAGCGAAAAGTTAGCCGAAACTTTAGAGAAAAACGGTATCAAAGCCGACACTATCGAGACGCTGACAAAGGCAGTTGAAAAGCAAGGCATCGAGTTACAAAAGTTTATCTCTGGCAAAGGTGGCAGCGAAAACAAATCGATTGCTCAAATGCTGGAAGAAAAGAAAGACGAGTTGAAAGCGTTGGCATCAGGTGACAAAAATAGAACCATTAAGATGACTGTTAAGGCTCCTGTATTACGTGCAAGTGTAACCAACAGCACCCAGGCCATGCGCTTGGATGACATCGGCCAGGTTGCGTATCGTGGACTTACTCTTTCGTCTTTGTTCCGTCAACGTCCTGTAGCTCCAAACAGCAACGGGGTAATCCGTTACACTGATCAGTCAGCACCTACACGGGCAGCGGCAGCGGTAGCGGAAAACAACGCGTTCCCGGAGTCTACTTTCCCTTGGCAAGAGTACACTTTGAACCTTCAAAAGATTGGCGATCAAGTGCCTGTATCTGTTGAGGCGTTCAATGATGTTGACTACATCGCTGGAGAGATTCAGGCATTGCTTGAGATTAACGTGCGATTGAAAGAAGATCAAGACCTTTGGAATGCCAACGGAGTAGCCCCTAACATCAGAGGTATTTTTGATTATGCGCCAACGTATAGTGCTCCTGACTTGGCTCTTGATGACCCTAACTTGTACGACTTGATTGTAAAGGTTCAGGAAAGCATCAACTCAGGCCGCGAAAGCAATTTCCGCGCCAATACCGCGATTGTTTCGTACGCTGACTTTAACGCTTTGTTGATAAAGAAAGCGGTAGACGGTCACTATGTCCGTCCTGAATGGGCGCAATTGTTGCCAGATGGCACCGCAAATGTGAACGGTATTAAGGTTATCCCTCATGCCTTGCCTACAGCAAACACTATGTTGGTAGGTGATTTCAATTGGGGTGAGCAGTTTAATATGGGTGACGTTGAGGTTGAGATGGGCTTCATCGCCAATCAATTCATCAATGACATGATGACTATTAAGGCTCGCAAGCGTACTGCCTTGTTAGTGCGTAACGTGAACTTGAATGCGTTTGCCAAGGTAACCGACATCGCTGCTGCAATTTCATTACTTGACTAATTAAAAAACGAAAATGAAAAAGATGAAACTATTTTTAATCGCTGGCTTGGTAGCCTTGCTGGCGTTTTCTGCTAACGCGCAAACAGTACCGTTCTTCAATCCGTTGTCAACTGCTGGAGTATTTCCGCAGACTGACACGGTGACGAACACGGCAACCAGCTTTATCACTACTCGCAGAATCAACCAAGAGCGTGCAACGTACACGGTAGTCCAGGTAAACGTGACGAAGATTTCTGGAACTGTGGGAGGTACTATTTCGCTGTTAGGTTCTACTGACGGAGTGAATTTCTATGCACTTCGTACGATTGAGACAGTGACGGCTTTGCCTTACTAAAAACAAAAGAGAAATGTTTGTAGTTGCCCAAGATTATAACCGATTGCCTTACAACCTTCAAATAGAGACGGATCAGTCTACTATTTTTCAGGACTTCGTAAACTATCACGAGGAAGAAAGGCTGCGTAAACTCTTGGGCAACTTATTTTACGATTCAATGGTTACGGGTTACAATGCACTCCCTGCCTTATGGATAGCTGCAAATGGTACCGGGTACTCAATAGGTAACCAAGTGGTTTATGTTGTTGATGGCAAGGCGGACATTTACACGTCTACCGCTAACACAAACTTACTATTGCCTTCCAATGTAGCCGGATGGATAAAGCAGCCATTCAATAGATGGGCGAGGTTAGTGTATGGTGACACATACGAATATACTGGCTATCCTCAAAAATGGTACGGGATGAACAGATTGGTAAAGCCTTTGATCTATGCACTTTGGACGGCTTACAATTATGACACCCAATTAGGTGCTGGCGTTGTGGTTTCCTTAAAAGAGAACTCAACGGTAATATCACCAATGCAAAGGATCGTCAGAGGGTGGAATGAGTTTGCGAAATGGGCTGGTGATTACGATGAGCTTGAAAATACTTTTTTTGGCTTCCTGTATTACTGCGAATACTTTGACAGCGATGTGACACCGGAATACCCGGACTTTAAAAATTACATCTCTTATGAGTTTTGCAAGCCAGAGGATATGAACACGATGGGTATATGATTGTAGTCTCTGACGATATTGGAAAGGTAGTTCAATCGATGCGTAACGGTGGGTTATTCCTTCCTTACGCTGACAATGACGCTAATCTTTCACCTTACTATATGTACGGGCATCGCATGGAGATAGCGTCACGGTTGACAGAAAAAACAAAAGGAGTCAACAAGAATAAAAGATACCCATTGATTGCTTTGAAGATGGATATAGCGGAAACGGTAAGGGGTAACGTGCGCGATTTTAAATTAAATATTGTCCTCGCCACATTATCGGACGTGAAAAGTACGGCAGATCAACGCATGACAAACACGTTTAAGCCAATACTTTACCCATTGTACGAATCATTTTTAAAGCAGTTCACAGATTCAGGTTTGTTTTTTTGGGAAGGGGAATTAAGTTATCCGCCTCACATTAAACTAGATAGGCCATTTTGGGGAACAGAAGCAAAGGAAGGTAACCTAAAGAATATTTTTGATGACCCGGTTGATGCCATTGAATTAGTAGACTTACAATTTTCGATGAAAGAAAAAGGATGTTAACATTTTAAATAAAAAACATTATGCCAGATTGCGTAATACTTAAAAAAAATCTTGGAATCTCCAAGTGTAATGCACTCCCAGAATTAATTAAGGGAATGATTACGACCCCGGCAAACTTCTTCCTGTCACCTGCCAACGCGCTAATTCAAGCACAATGGCAAACGGCTCTATTGGCTTCTGCCTCAAACAGAATCTATTTGTGGCCTCGCTTTAAGATGTTTGAAAACGCGTCAGAGGATGCGGTTTATGAAGAAAATGAACTAAGCTCTTTGAAAGTTCGTGATGGCCGCTATAGGTTTAAGATTTCGGTAAGAGAAAGCCTTTGTTTGCACAAAGCAATGTTCACACATAGCGGAAATGCAAGCCAAAAAGTTTTCTTCATTGACAATGAAAATCAGATCATTGGCACAACTGAAAACGGAAACTTTGTTGGCTTCGACATTGAGCTATTAAACGTTGAAAAATTGAAGTTCAACGATGGGAAGGTATCTACCAAGACACCTATCTATGTTGTCCTTTCGGACAACAAAGAGATGGACGTGAACGGGACTATCGTAAGTACTGCTGGATTTGTTAACGCGCTGTTTTCTATTGTTGACGTTAATATTACCCAAGTTGGTAGCGCGACTACTTCATTGATACGCGTGACCGTCAAAGCCGACTGCGATGGAACAAGCGTTGACGGATTAGTTGCGGCTGACTTCTCGGTGGTTTCTTCAGGCGGAACGGTTAGAACTATTACAACTGTGACGCAAGCGACTGATGGTGTTTATTCTATCAACTCATCTGCTGCGTTTACTGTTGGTGACATCGTAAACATCAGAGCTGCCAGCTTGCTGTCAATACCTGGCTACGAGTCAACAGGCGGAAAAGTAACGGTTTAGTTTGGTTTAATTGGAGGCCGTCTAGTTTGGCGGTCTCCTTTTTTTACATGGGAAAGATTACTGACTACTACAATAAACTGAAAACGATTACCCCAGAAGTAATTGAGAAAGGCTTATTGAAAGTTGTCGAAGAATCAAAGAACCAAGCAATAGACTTAAACACAAAGCAGTTATTCCAAGGGCGCGATTCACAAGGTCAAAGTTTAATGGGTTACAGGAATCCGCAATACGCGGCTTTCAAAAGATCATTGAACCCAGCAGGGGTGACGGATTTAAAATTGACAGGTAGTTTTCACGAGAGCTTTTTTGCTAAGACAGACAGCTTCCCAGTAATGTTTTCAAGTAGTGATGAAAAGACAGGTGAGTTAATGCAAAAATATGGTAAAGAAATATTTGGACTCGATCAAAACAACCTCGAAGAATTTAGGCAAGAAATTAAGCCAGAGGTTCAAGACCTCTACCGCGACATTTTACACCTATGAGGACATCACGCTAAAACTTTACCTAGAGATAGCCGCATCGCTAGACTTCAAGCGGCTAGTCATCAATGGCAAGGCAAGGGAAAGTGAATTGGTTGAGGCATGGGAGTTTATTATTAGAAAGAACTATGAGGTTAACGGAGGCTTCGATTATATAAACTATTGCGATCTGATAGACGGATATAATTCGTTACTATCAGATTACAACTATGTACGGGCTACGTTGATACAGTTGATGTTTGTTGTAGATGACAACTACATTGAGGAACTAAGGAATAAGGGCTACAGAATCGATACAACGGATTCACTCAAGTATGCGGAGAGCATCAGCAACGCATTGAGGCGATCTGAAAACCTGATTACCAGAATGAAGATGAAGTCTAACGAGATCAGTGACATGATAGGAAGGGATGGAGGCTCAAAGGGTGCCACGTTCGAGGAGATAATGGCAGGGCTTAGTCTGGCTTTAAAGTTTGCGGTTCCTGAAGATATAAAGCTGTCAAGGTTTAACGAGTACAAAAAGATTATAAGCGAACGTAACCAAAAGTTAGACAATGGCTGAAATTACCAGACAAGACCTGATTAGCGATGACGCGCTGCAAGCCCCGGCACTATTGACTAAGGAGCTTGAAAAACTATTGGTTGTTGCCGGTCAGGTGAAAGAGACTAGCAAGACATTGATAGGTGGAAGCGCGGGATTAAAAGAATCACAGGAAAGCACTAAGAAGCTGACAGACGAGCAGCGCGTACTTGCCACAGTGAGTAAACAGATCGCAACCGAAACCGCAAAGCAGAGCGCAGAGTTTCAGAAACAGGCCACGATCTTAAAGGATTTGAAGGAACAACAAAAGCAACGTAACACATTAGGCGAGAAAGAGGCGATAAATGTTCGGGCGCAAAATTCATCACTCAAAGAATTAGAATCCGCATTGAAGGCCAACCGGGCGGCCTATGCTGCCTTGAGAACCGAGGAAGAAAGGGCAAGTAAAACCGGAAAGGATTTAAGCAAGGCGATCAACGAACAATATGATGAAGTCGTAAAGCTGAATAAGGGAATGGGTGTGCACAAAGACACCGTTGGAAATTACGAGGGAGCATTGACGGGATTGAAAGCCGAACTAAAGGCAGCGCGTGGGGAAATGGTGGCAATTGCCGACACGCTAGGCCAATCTTCAAAAGAATATCAGGCAGCAGCAAAGAGAGCAGGGGAAATAGGAGACAAGATAGCAGACGCAAAAGACGAGGCCAAAGCCTTCCAAGGAGATACCGCAATTGAAAACTTAGGAACTAGATTTGGATTATTAGGCGATAAAGTCAAAAGCCTAGACTTTAAAGGTGCAGCAACACAAATCAGGGGTATTGCCGACATTTCAAAGGAAATGACTTTTAAGGAAGCTATTGCCGGGCTTGGTGGGTTTGGTTCTGCGTTGGGTCAATTAGGTAAGGCTCTATTGACAAATCCTATTTTCTTGATTGCCGGAGCAATTGCTGCTGCTGTAATCGCTTTCAAATATTTTGAGGCGCAAGCCGAAAAACTAACCACTTCAATGATTGAGAGGTCAAAAAGAGAAATGGATGCTTTGACAAAAAGGTACGACCATGAGATAAAGCTAATGGAGATAGCTCACAAAGATGCAACCGAACTGGAACTTGAAAAGCAAAGAGCAATTATCAGGACAGCGGAAACAGCTATTAAGTCAGCTGGTGACACAATGAAAATAGACTACTTGGCAAGTTTGGCGGCTAGGTCTATTGTCTTTACTGTCAATGAAGAAAAGATGTCAAAGTTAAAAGAGTTTAATGAGGCTAAAAAAGCAGCAGAAAATGAAATTGAATTGATCGAGGCCAGAAGAAAGCAAAAACAAATTGACGATGCTAAAGAGGTAACCGACAAATTAATAAAAGAAGGTCAGGAAAGGATCAAGAAAATAAAGGCTTTGCTTGCTGAAGAAGAAGCCGACATTGATCCATTCAATACAATTATTTTCGGTGACGAGAAAACAAGTCAGGCAATACTTGACCAACTAGATGATCTATTTGGTAAAACAAAAAATGTTATTGATCAGGCTTACAATCAGGAGCTACAAGACAAGGCCGCTCATGATGCCAACCTTCTAAAATCTGATTTAAGTTATCATGAAAACAGAAGGGCTTTATTACGTCAGCAAGTAGTCGAAATTCGAGACGGGCTTTCAGAGGCAAACGGATATTACCAACAATTCAGCAGCGCAATTTTGAATTTGAGCAACGCCTTGACGGCTCAAAGGATTGTAGATATTGACAGTGAAATCAACAAGGAAAGGGAACGGGCTAACAATGAAATTATTTTAGCTGGAGGGAACGCAGAGGCAAAGGCTAGGATTCAGGCTCAATCCGATTTAAGGGTTCAGGCACTTGAAAAAAAGAAGCGAAAAGAGGAAAGGGATGCAGCCGAACAGGCGAGAACATTAGGGGTTATAAGTGGAGTAATTAAAACAGCATTGGCTGTACTTAATCAATTATCTAGTGGTGATCCTTACACCGCGTTCGCTAGAGCCGCTGCCGCTGGAGCCATAGGAGCAATAGAAGTTGCAGCAATTGCAAGTCAACAAATACCAAGATATGAAGTAGGTACTAAAAACCACCCCGGAGGCCGGGCAATAGTAGGGGAAAAGGGAGCTGAGTTAATGGTAATGCCATCGGGCAATCTACAACTAAGTCCATCACATGCAACGGTAGTAGACCTTCCACGTGGAACCGAGGTTATACCAAACATTGAAACCATGCGCATGCTGGCGATGGCTGGAATAAGCAGACCTGAAATGATGGAGTCCCGAAAAGATAACAGGCTATTGAACGAACTTAAAGAACTCAAAGACATTACGGCCAAAAACAAGCCTAGAAATACAAACCTCACCAGAAACATGGCAACGGTTTACGAGAGCCGAAAGGTTAACGACACGATGACTAAAAAAGTACGGGCTTTATCAATGGGTGACTTTGGGTTATGATATACAAGTTCACGCTTACACATGCGGTCGAAGGTAGTAAGGTAATTTCAGAGCCTGACGGCTGGGAAAAATCCACTTTGGGATTTGAGCGCCATCCTGAATTTCATTCTCTGGTCGAGTATTTCAAAAGTTCTTTTCAGGCTTACGGATCAAACGGAACCGAGGACGGTGGTAGGTCGTGGCTATTAAACGTTGAAAAGCTACACGGGCAAGATGCCGAGGTAGATATTCTAGTAGAGATTGACGAGGACGAAACCGGATCATTTGAAACACTATACACCGGGCAACTAGCGGTTTCGATGTTCGTGGAAAGTTTGGACACCGACCACATGCTGCAAATGGTGTTTACCCAGAATGGTTTTTGGACTAAATTTATTTCACGCTACAAGAACAAGGTAAATATAAAGTCAACAGTTACGGAAAGCGGTGACGCTGTGACGGCTGCTAGTGATATTACCTTGCCTTTGCCTAGTCAAGTAATCACAAAAAAACACGATTCGTTTTTAAACGATACGGCTGCAATAATTAGAAACCAACTACAAAACGCGGTTGATAACCTTTACATACAGGTAGAAACGGACACGGTAAACTTAGACGAGGTTCAAAATAAGTCAGTGGTATTGATCGGATCGTCATCTACATTAATTGCAAAATGGGTAATGCTAGAGGCCGGGGAATATACCTTTGACTTTAGAATTGAGGCATCAGTCTACACTAGGACAATTCCTAATAGCGGAAATCAGGTGCCAATACCACCTGACTCCGCAAGCTGTACGGTTAACGCGGCTTACAATCCGGTTACTGAAGTAGACTTTAATTTCAAAAGGAATAACGAGGCGGTAGTTCCTTTTACCCAAACCGATACTAGCGAGTCATCTGTATTCACGCTATCAAATACCATAACGCTGAACGCTGGGGACGAAATATTTATCTATGGTGAACTTGGTACGGTATTCACGCAGCCATCATTTACAGACAAGGCCGCATTAGTCTTTCACGGTGTAAATAAAACCGTAGAGATACTTAGAAAAACACCAACATTTGATCCTATTGGATTCCCCGATCAGTGCGTTTTCCTTCCTGAGGGAATGTTCAACACCCAAACAGTCACGATAACGATTCCAAATTCAGCCGTTTCAATCCCGACTTATTTTAAGGTTATAGCCCAGACGGTTACGCCACAGACAACTACAAAAGCATTCCTCACACATGACGTAATGGACGCCATTACAAAGCGGATAACCGACAACGAATCCTCTTTGTATTCTGAATATCTTGGTAACGCGTTTACGTCACGCGTTTACGGTGTTACAGGTTGCGGATCGCTAGTAGCAAACGCCAAAGGGCTTCATATACGAGGCTACACGCTAACGGCAAAGCCTTTCTTTAAATCTGCTGAAGAATGGTGGCAAGGGATAAACCCTATTCATAACCTTGGACTTGGTTATGAGAAATTGGCCGGGGTAGATATTATCAGGGTCGAAAGAAAGGAGCATTTTTACGATGACGGAACGCCATTGGTGAACCTTTCGAACGTTTATTCAATAAAGCGATCCTATGACAGCGAGCATCATTTCAATCAGGTAGAAATAGGTTACGACAAATGGCAAAGTCAGGCCGCGACCGGAACGGGTACGGCTTCCGGTATTGACGATCCGCAAACAAAGCACACGTATAATAGCCGATTTAGGCGTATAGGTAAAAAAATTACGTTGTTTTCCAAGTGGGTAGCGGCTTCTTTGACGCTCGAAACGACTCGAAGGGTAGGTGTATTGAAGTCATCGAACTACACCTATGACGATGAAACCTTTGTGATAGCCTTGAGATCGTTAGGCGCTGGCAGTTTCACCCCGGAACTAGACGAGAATTTCACCACGCTAACCAACCTAACCAACAAAGAGACGCGCTACAATAGCCGACTTACACCGGGGAGGAACTTTTTGCGCTGGGCAAACTATCTTAACGGATGCCTTCAGTCCTACATTGGCAGCGTTTTTAAGTTCGCATCTGGCGAGGGGAACTTTGATATGACCTCGCTAATGTCTACTTCTTGCCTTGGTGACGGTACTTTTGTAGACGAAAAGGGCAATTTTGCGGTAACAAGCGACTTTTTGTTTATCCCAATGCCTTATGAGATTAACCATTTCATGACATGGGATCATTACAAATTGATACGAGACAACAAAAACAGGTGCATAGGAATAAGCCAGACCGAGGCCGATTTCAAAAAGTTCTTTATAAAATCTCTTGAGTACCAAATTGGGACAGGTCTAGTCAAGTTGATAGCATGGCCAAAAGAGCCGTTTGATATTGTGGTTCCTGACTTTGTTGACGATAGCCCTACTAGGTATTACGAGGATTTCTACGAGTCCCAATATGAATAAATTTCCATTTTTAGGAATAATAATTACCTTTGTAATAATGAATGTTTCAGACGCGCTACCGATTCAATTCTGGCCTATGTCATCAGAGACATACAACGAACGGGCAAACGCGTTTATCGATCACAAATGCTTTTTTCAGGAGTTCACAATCACCGATACAATAAAGTTACAGGTAAGCAACGAAGTCGACACGGATAACAAGTACTGGTTAAGAATTGATGACGTAAACGGAACGCTAGTAGATTTCAAGTCATTCACGAAAACACTTCAAACCGGATACGCTCATTACGATCTAACTTTTGATATGTCTTTACTTACAAGTGAAGATACCTACTTCAAGTTTTATATTTTACGCGGTGACGTTGAATCATTTGATGCGACATTTGATGGCTCTTTTCTTGGCGAATCGCTTACTTACTTGTACAAATCTGATTTAGTAAAATTCAGTACTCAGATAAAGACGAATCCGGCTTACGGGACATTCCTTATCCTGTATAAATCAATCGGCAACTTTGGCTCACAGTCTAATTTTGCAGGGTTGAATTACCCGAACAATGGGAATTACTTCAATTTAAGAATCCCTTGTAGGTTCTTCGAGCAGCGCAACAATACGAGTCAGTCATCTTTGCAATTGAGCAATTCAAAGGTTATCAACACGTCAGTAATCTTGAGCCTTCAGCAATACATGACGGTATACATGATGCCCGACTACATGCACAATAAGATTCAATTGGCTTTAGCTCATGCGGTACGAGGATCGGTTTCAATCGATGGCTTTGAGTGGACGGTTACCGAGGGATACGAGCGCAGCAACCCCGACAAAAGAAACCCTTGGCAGTTTGGCAAGGTGTGGTTAAGCAGAAAAAATACTTTGATACGAAACATTATTTAACATGGCAACAAGAACGGACGCACAATTAACTACGGACGCAAACGTAATAAAAAACGAAACAGCACCGGGCGCAAACACGGCAACAAGGGTGGGCAATATGTTGGTTGACGCTATTGATAGCAAACTGAACATTGACAAGATAGCAAGCCCGACAGTTGTGGGAGCAACAAAGCTATACGCAAATTTAGCCGCATCAAATGCGGACGGGGCGGTTAGTCAGGCAGGGATAAAGACAGCGGTTGATTTAAAGGCAGATTCTGCTATTGAAGCGTGGTCAAATTTAACCTACACAGCACCCTGGACAACTGCAAATTTTCAAGCTAAGTACAGAAAAAATAATTTTGGAGAGGTTGCTTTAAAAGGACAGGTTTGGACAAATCCAACAAACGTTACTGGAGGCACGCTTATTATTGGCACATTACCGGCTGGATATAGGCCAGTTCATGACCTTCTATTTCCTATTGAGTACTACAATGGTTCTGCAAGAGCATTCTCAAATTTACAAATTTTAAGTAATGGAAACATACAATACAACGGAATAACAGGTGTAGTGCCTTCAGTTAATTTAGACGCAATTAGATTCTATACTGACTAAAATGAAAAAAGTATTGTTTGCTTTCTTGCTTTTCGTTTCATGCGATTCTTTTGATCAAGAGGTCGAGTTTAAAATCGATCCTTTATTAAAGCAATCTGTAGATAAATTCTATCAAGAGGGTGAGAAAAGAGGAGTCGAATTACAAAAAAGCAATTTGATTGCAATTGTAGATGACCTTGCAGTTGACCCGTCAAATCTTGGAGAAGTTCAAATGGTAGGAGATCAAATAGTTGTTCTCATAAACAAAAAACAGTATGATAAATTCCTTACTGATGGAGATACAATTTTTGTGGAAAGGTTGGTAATGCACGAATTGGGTCATGCGTTGCTAAACAGAAAGCATACATTGACATTTTCCATAATGAACTCTGGCTCCTATTACTATGAATACAAAAGGGATTCTTTTAGAAACGCACTCATTGATGAATTATTTCTAAACAATTAAATACTTCATGAAAAAACTTCTTTTCCTTTTATTCCTTCCTCTTTCATTGTTTGCTCAGACACCTGACGCAACGATAAAGACGAACACGAATAACTTAATCCGTAATTCAACAAACGTTACCCGCGCTAATCACTCGCTGATTAACGACCAGATCACAGACAGTAAGGAGTCAAGAATACAACCGTTTATAGCAGTCGGAACGAACACATACACGGTAACAATACCTTACGTCACGTCTTATTTATTTGGACTAACTGTACCAGTTCAATTTCTAAACGCTAATTCAGGAGCTTCGACAATCAACATAACCGGATCGTCCGGCTCTCCGCTAGGCGCAAAGTCATTAAAGAAAAGCGTTACTACCGATCTGGCAACAGGAGATATTTTAGCAAACGAGTCTAAAGTGTTATGGTATGATGGAACAAGTTTTCAGGTACGAAATATTGCTGGAAGTGGTGGAGGTGGTGGCATCTCTGGCCTCACCTCTGGGCGTGTAACATTTGCAACATCAGGGACTACGATAGGGGATGATTCTAATCTTATTTGGGATAACACAAACAAAAATTTAGGTGTAGGAACTACCCCCGATACTGATGCACGTATTCATGTAAATAAAACGTCATCTGATGCGGTTGTAAGGGTTGAGTGTGGGTCTAATTCTGGGTATTCTTTTTTCCAAGCAAAAAATAGTATAGGTCAAACTGTTGACTTTGGGAAAGCGGGCTCTGCTAGCGGATCATTTGGTGTTATCACATCATCAACTGCTTATATGTATAGCGTAGATGACATTGCTTTTGCAACTCCTTCGGGTAAAATTAAATTTGGAACTGGAGTGGGTGTTGCAGAAAAAATGACATTAAATTCAAGTGGACAGCTTGGCATAGGCACATCTTCACCTGCTACAAGTGCTTTATTGGATTTAACCAGTTCAACGCTTGCTTTAAAACTCACAGAGGCTACTAGAGCATCTATCACAACTCCTGTAAACGGAATGTTGACAGTAGACACCAACGTACCTTATTTTCATAATGGTACAGGTTGGTCACCATTTTCTTTTTTAACCAACACAGCAGCTAACAACGAGTTGATGATGAGCAATGGTACTAATGCTGTACCAAGTGGAGTATTTGCTGATGCTACAGGTAACCTAAATTTAGGAACAAGTTTATCTGGATCAACAAGAACAATATCTGCAACAGGAAGTGCAACTAATGTTGGATTAATTATAGATGTTAAATCGGGTGGGTCTTTTCAGGTACAAAGCTCTACTGGTGGAGATGCTATATTTCAAGGTAATACAGGTAATGCAATATTTCAATCAAATGCTGGATCGGCTGCATGGTTTAGATCAGGCCCTAGAAGTGGTGGATCTACTGGTGATGTCCAAATTTATAGTGCGTCTGTTTCCGGTGGAAATGGAAGTAGTGGTAATGTTTACTTAGGAATAGGGGAAAAATCGGGTACGGGTGTCAATGGTAATTTATCACTTATAAGTCTTCCAACGGTAAACTTTCAATCAATGCAAAAAGGAATGTTTGTTGGTGTAGCCACAGCCGCGCCAACAGGTAATCCAACAGCAGGTGCTTTCTTCTACACTGATCCATCTACATTTTTACCAATGTGGAGAGTTCCTGGAGGTACTACTTATGATTTAACAGCAGGTGGTGGCGGTACATACTACGCACCTACCACACTTGTAGCCAACGCAACGGACGCAAATTTCACAGCCACACTAAACGGGGTTCACAATATTTTAGACGGGGTAGCTTCTACTAACCGAGTGATAACAATTCCAACGGGTGCTAATGGTGACGTAATGAAATTTTATAACACAGAAGATACAAGAGTGTGGAGTTTCACTGGCGCGACAGTTTACCTAGCAGATCGGGTGACGGTGGTAACTGAATTACTTTATAACGTTCCATGTCACATGGAGCGAATTGATGGACGATGGATTATAACTAACTAACAAATGAAAAAAATATTTTTCTTTTTACTTATTTCAACGGCTGCATTATCACAGCCTTACAACGGTGCGCCTAAACTTTCGACAACACCACAGGGCGATGAGTCTGCAATGTTAGTCAGGCAGATACCTCAAGACATTGACCGAATCGGATTTACTAAGGCTCTTTCCAACTCGGTAGATTCAGACTGGGGTACTATTGTAGGTGGTATAGGTGCTGGTATGGATGTAGATCAGACAGGTGGTAATCTTGTAATTTTAGCAGGTACAACCGCAAGAAGTGAAACAATTATACGATCAAATGAATCTTGGATAGGAGGCATTCGATTAAGAGCGCGTTCAACGCTATCACAACGTAACGCAAACAATAACTTTTTTGTCGAACTGGTTGACGTAATAGGTGACGGGCTTGCCTATACCATAAGCTCGGCCACGGTAATAGTAGTAACATTTCCAAGTGGTCACGGGTTCACAGCCGAAAACGTGGGGCAATCAATGTACTTAGGACTGTTTTCAGGAACGGGAACATTCTTATCTGGTCGTTATCCTATCGCATCGGTAAGCGGTGACAACATTACGTTTACAGTTTCAGGATTTGCCGCAGGCACTGGTACTTGTTCGGCATTTGGTTGGAATTACTACCAACTTCATTACACTGGTGCAACTCCTACAAGCGCTAACTTTGACACTCAAAGAAATGGATGGGCAACGGGCGTAACCGCAGCAACGATTAATACGACCGCCTCACCGGGACACATGGCTATAATTACTGGTAACGATCTTATTTCAACCTTTGCCGATCAACTTGTGGCCAGCGCCACCACAATTCAGCAAACAATTAGAGCAAATAGAAACGAAAATATTCCAGATGATAAGAATCTAAGACTTCAAATAAGAATTGCCAACGGATCAACAGCGCCATCCGCAACCACTTGGACAATTGGATTAATCAGCGTTTCGCATTATGCAAATACAGATGTAGCGATTCAAGATGTTAAGCCTATGCACGTAGGCGCAGCCTTACCCGTTGAGATTATGCGAGGAGTTGCTTTGGCTACACAGCCAGTTTCAGGAACTGTAACGGCAACGGTAGCAAGTACGACATTAACAGGTGGACAAACTGCTCATTCAACTGCATCAACAGGAAACCCAGTAAGGATTGGTGCAAGGGTAGTTCCTACAACCATAGCTACACAGGATAATACATTGGTGGCAGGTGAGGCTTCAGACGTTGGTGTAACATCAGGTCAGCAATTAATTATTAAACAAAGTTCAACAGCCGAATTAGATTATGCTTTCAACTTTTCAACGGTTGCAAGTACGACAACGGTGCAGCAATTTGTTCCAGCATCGGGAACGGCAAGCGTTAGAAATTATATAAGTCAATTAGTAATATCAACGGACGCGCTAGGTACTGGTGGGGTTGCATGGATATTAGACGGAGCGTTGACAGTTTCGTCTATTGCCATTACAACGGGGTTATGCACTACATCAACTTCGCATGACTTGAAAATAGGTGACGCGGTTGTATTCACAGCGTTGGCAGCAGGTACGGGAGTATCAACAAATACAGTCTATTACGTCACCTCGGTAGGCTCTGCAACTACTTTCAATTTTGCCTTAACAATTGGAGGTTCAAACGTAGTCCCATCGGTAGCTTACACGGGAACGACCATGTATAGAATATTATACCAACAACACTTTAGATCGTCAGGTATTCCGCAATCAACTATAATTACTTTTCCTAACCCATTAAGAGGTATAGCAAATATGATTACTAACTTTTTGATACCTACAACAATGACGAGCGGAACGATTTACATAACTTCAAACGGATACAGAGGATTTTAACATGAAAACACTACTAACACTCATAGCCACATTGATAGTCTCTGTGGCATTTGCTCAAAAGACTACGATCAAATTGCAGATCAAAGACACAAACATCCAAGAGGTGAGCCGTGTAATGGTGCAGCAATTGACAAGCGCACCTTATCCAGATAGTGTAGCCAATCCGCTTTACACGGGCATATCCGACAAGGTAAACAAGCCTAAAATAATTAACCCCGAAACAGCACCGCAAATGTTTGAGCGTGTACTTGGGGAGTTTGTGAGAGCGGTCTACAAGAATTATAAAAAAGAACAGAACATTAAAGCAGTTCCAGAACCAACTATAAACATAAACTAAACATGGCAGCATTAACAGAAAATTCAAACCCAAAAAAAAACCCGATGACCACTTACCCTGGCATCATGTTCATCGTTCTATCGATTGTAATGTACACGGTCAAATATCTTGCCCCGTTGTTTATTACTTTGAAACAAGAGGTGAATTACTCCGATTGGATCCCTGGAGTTATGCTATTCATTGGCCTATTGCTCTGCTATATGTCAGATGAATATTTCAAGCAGATATTCGGAGCTTTCCTAAACGTGTTTAAAAAGAAAACTGATACTCAATAAATTTAAATCTATATGGCAAAGAAAAACAAACCAAAGAAAAAAGTTACGACTAAAACAGTTAACCCTGATCCAAAGCCGCCAAAAGGAAAATGAGACTGACAATACTCATACTTTTAGGACTAGCTTATACACTCAACTCAATAGTATTGGGTTGGGTGTATCCTAACGTTTCGACCGACTACGATCAATATGTTTCGTTTGTCGCTACTAGAAATCTAGTGTATGAGTTGATGTTCGGGTTATTTTTCTTGCTCGCTTATCTGCTTTCTGAAAAGTTTATGAAGGCGGTTGCTTGCTTCTTCTTTGTGCTGACTTTTGGAAGTGTTATAGACAAGTGTTTGGGCATAACATGGTATCTAAAAAGCGATGTTTTGTTAATAATTATTTCATTCATTTTATCAGGCATTATTTATGTTCGAGAACGTAAGTGAGGAAATAAAATCATGGATTGTCAAGCCTTTGATTTGGGCTATGATGGCGGTTTCGGTAAAACTTGCTGTACAATCCAAAAAGGAAAAGTTAACCGTTAGTATAGTTATTACCTCTTTCCTTGCCGGTATCGGTTCGGCTTGGATATTTGCAGACTATGTAATATTGAACTACTCCCATCAATACCAGCCAATGATTATCGCGGTCATTGCAATCTCTGGTGAAAAGATTGTCGAATATGTTCTTTACAAGATAAACTTTCAAGAGGCATTAGACGCATTGATAAAAATTTTTCATAGCAAATGAGAGACAAAATAATTGAGATAGCGAAAGCAGAAATAGGCTACAAGGAAACACCCGCAGGTTCTAACCTAAACAAGTATGGTGAGTGGTTTGGAAAAAACGGTGTCGCGTGGTGTGGGGCTTTTGTTTCATGGGTTTATTTCATGGCTGGCTATAAATGGCCAAAACAAATGGACTCTGCCAAAGGCATAATTTGGGTTCCTATCGTACTGATTCGCGCTCGTCAGTTTCCACAGTTTTACAAAAGAACGTTTGACCCACAGCCGGGGGACTTAATTATTTTTGATTGGAACGCTGACAAGAAAGAAGATCACATAGGCATTTTCTTAAATTGGATAATCAAAGACAAAACATTTGCCACTATTGAAGGCAACACGTCAAAAGGGAATGATAGCAACGGTGGACAAGTTCAACAAAGAGAGAGAAAGATCGAACACGTAGTTTCTTTTGTCAATATATTATGATGACATTAATCTGGCGTTATCGTGAACTGGTAGCCATTGCGGTTCTATTGGCCGTCATTTGGTTTTTGTTTCAATGGGGAACCGCTCAAAAAAATAGAGCAGTTCAGGCCGAGATAGGCCGGGACGCGGCCATAAAAGACTTCCGAAACATATCGACAAAATACGTTAACGCGCAAGGCGATGTAGTTACCATGTCACTGGCTATTTCTTTGGATAGGGCTAATTTTAAAAAGGCGCTAGAAAGTAACGATCTGGCATGGATTAAGAAATTCAAGAATTACAAGAACACCCAATCGGCTTCGTCTTTTGATTCGTTTTTTGCGCCAGAAGATAAGATAGTGAGGGACACGGTTTACATACCATGTAAAGACTCAATCCGATCATTTCGTTGGTATTACCGAGATGATTACAACAACATCAAGGCCACAGTTTTAGACACGCCAAAACTTGAAATAAGAGATCGTTATTATGTAGTAGTAACGCGCGCAAGGCCAAAGCGGTGGTTTCTGAAATTGCAGTGGAGCCGCTGGGAGTTCACAGGTCAGGTAACCAACCTTAACCGATTGATTAAGGTTGATTCCGTCCAGACGATTTTAGTCAAATAGGCGTTTTTAAACGGCTAGGTCAAAATTAGTCTCCGATATAAACTTGTTATAGGCAATAGGGCAGAAGTGCTACGACTGAACATTTACCTCAAAGATTTTCTTACTCAAATCAGAATACATTTTACAATGAATGTTTACAATTTCAGAAACTATTGCCCA